TTATTTAGAATTTTTGTAAGATGGGAAAATGTTAATTAATTTTTCGTATTCAGCAGTATTAATATCATCATTGATTGGTTTAATTTTACCTTGTGATTCCATCAATCTTAATTTTTGATAAACAATGTTATAGTCTCCCGTATTTCCACCTACGATAAATCGACCATTATATAGATAGCCTTTTGTTCCCTTATATAGTCCTTCTACAACTGTTAATTTAATCATTTCGTCTTCCTCCTCTGTATTTAGTATCGAACTAGAATCTTCATTACTCACTGGTTTATTAAATAAGTTAATTTCTTCTTGACGACGTCGCCGCAATCCTTCCTCATATTCAGTTCCTTTATTAATATAATTTGCAAATGATTCAGTGATATAGCTATTAGAAGCATTTCTATCCCAATTCCAATTTGCAAATACTCCCGTACCATTGTTATAAGTAAAACTTACCATTGCGTCAAATTGATTTTGATTAAAAGAACGGATAAAGTAGCTATTTACTGCACTTTCATAAACTTTTATATCTTTCCAAAACTGACTATCTGCTTGCGCTTGTGACCATCTAGTTACTCCTGGGATTAAACTTGTTTGCCCTTTTGGTTCAGCGTGCCCCCAACCAATAGTAATCATACCATCGCCAAGATCATAGGCTGTAAGTCGACAATCTTCAAATTTTTTAATTAGCGCTTCCCCATTTGATCCTAAGGTCGTAGCTTTTTCTTCATCAATCGGATTACTACCTGTTGAAATCCATTGATCTAAATTTAAAATGTCTGTAATAGGATCTTCACCAACATTTTTCTTTACGGGTCTGCCAGCCCAATTTGCTTGCCAACTATCAGAACCAATTTTTACCCAAACGTGTCCGTATCCGCTACCGCCATAGCGATTAACTGCTATATTTAGTGTTCCTAAGCCTGTTTTCGCAATACCTTGAGGAACATACGTAGACGGAATATCTTTTGCATGTCCTCTTGCAGCATATGGATTAGGCGCTCCGAGAAATTCTAGTAAATTCTTAATTAAACTTACGCATTGGCCATCAAGAGAACGGTCTGACTTATCAATAGTTATTGTTCCAATAAGACTATCTAGATAACTCCGTACTTCTCCAATTGTTTTTACCACTTATATTTACCTCCTTAAATCATTATTCCGTGCGTCCACGGCGAACATATGTTCATAAACCTAGTATAGTTGAATTGACCTGTTTCGTTTTGTCAAATTTCGTACCAACCCAGTCGATAAGCAATTTCATGGATAAATTCTGTATCTCGTCGAGCAATTGTAGACTCGCTCAAAAACGTCTCACAAGCAACAAATTCATTCTTTTTATATGGATAACCATTTTTATATTTCACTAAAAAGATATCCTGTACATCCCTTGTAGAATCAGCTAAGATATCTTCTACCGTTTGTAAAAATAATTTATGAAATGCAATTTGACTGATAGTTATTTTTTCAGTTGGTTGCTCTACAGGGTATTCTAAAAAAGGATTACGATTCATTAACATAACATCCTCGTACTCTTGTAATTTTTTTTCAATATGTTGATAATCCCATAATAATTGTCGAATATGTTTTTTTATTCCAGCTTTCATTGTACCTCTCCTCTAACCACTTAATATTTTATTTGTAGAACTTTTACAGATAATAGAAATAGTATGTTCATCCTCCATGTATTCCTTTTATCCATCTACTCTTATTTTTGATCACATTCATTTTCAAAATCTAACTTATTCGTTTCTACCCCTCCTTTTTTTCCCATTTATCAATAACTGTCCACCTCCTAGATTATTTTATATACAAAAATAGACCACTCCTTAAGCGATCTATAATGACAAAACTTATTTTTTTCTTAGATTTAAGCGATTCTATTTTTCCACTTAAATATACTTAACTTGATTTAAAGATATTGAACATTCTATTTTTTAAAACTTAGCTATATAAACAAGCATCTATAGCATTGATAATTCATTTTTAGCGATTCTTCATACTACTAATTTATCATGTTGACTATACTAAAATTTCCCAATAAATTCCCAATATGAAGTTACTTCTACTTATCTTCCAAAAATACAATTTTACTACGTAACTTGTGTTCACTGAATTCATTTGTTTATATCCTACTTTATCCTTACCTATACTATCCTTACCTATACTATCCTTATCTATACTATCCTGTGTAGCCATTTGGTAGCCAAATTAGTAACCAGCTTCTGCCATTTTTAAACTCTTATTTACAAAAAATATAGTCAATGATTCTATTTAAAAATAAAAGGAGCCTAACATTCTTTCAAGAAAGAATGTTAGGCTCCTTTTATTCAGACAATTTCAGCCACTCCTTACGATTGCAATAGGACATAGTTTTTACAAAGACAAAATGATAAAGCAAACCGTAAGCTAGTCCCAACATATTTAACAAAATTCTTAAGTAAAGACTTGTTTCTAGCCCAAATATCATAGAGGCTGCCATGATAGCACCAACACAATTAAAAATCGTTTTACTTTTATAAGATGTGCATAAGCCTAAACAAAGTCCTCCTAAAATACCAAGTAGGTTCGTTGGTATATAAAATAACAAGATAGCCGATACTAGAGAACCAATAACGACCCCTATTATTCGTTCTTTTGCTCGTTCAGACAATTTAAACGTATCATACCCAGAAAATAATGACGAACTAGCAAATGTTGCCCACATAAAGCGGTCAATCTGAAGGTGCGTTCCTATAAAAAGTAATAAGCTAATGCCTAAAGCGTAATAACCAAACCAAATATTTCTTTGATTAAAAAAACCATTTTCTGTAACCATCTGTATAAAAGTAATCTCTTGATCCAATTTTTTATGTTTCACATGATAAACAAAAGCTAAAAGTAGATAAGCAAACACTAATACAAAGAAAGTTTGTTCTAATTGCTGAAACGATTGATAGTGAACCGTGCCAACTAAATATAAGTAGGAGAACGTATACAAGCCAGGATTACCCATTTTAGGGTTTTTACCAGTTAAGAAAAACAATGCCAGCAAGCAGATAAAATGAAGGCCCAATTGTAAAAATGATACAGAAATCAGTGAAATTAATGGACTAACACCTAGAATTGTTAACACGATTCCTAAACTAAGCAAGGCCTGTTTTTCCCTGTAGCCATATGAGACGAAACGGATACTCAACAGCAAACAAAATAATACAATTGAAAAAGGCGCTACAGCTTTTCCAAAGAAAAAAGTAATCGTCGACACCCATAAAATCGCAAACGAAACTAATAAGATATCCCTTATTAACAAGGCGCGCCAAAAATATCTCCGCTGTTTTTTAGTATCCGCTTGATGAATTTTTTGTTTTAAAATAAATGGATCTAACTGCAATAATTGATAAAAAGTCACCTAAAATCATCTCCTAAAAATCGACTCTTCTCAATTCATTATTCCAACTTTTCCTTCTATGAAATCAGAAGAAAAGTAGTTGTGACGAACATTTTACTACAACTTTTTTTCTGAATCAATACATGCTTTATTTCTTAATTCAATACCTCTCCCGATACGATTTGCTTACTTCATAAAAAATAAGCCTAGAAAAAATCAAAACGATTAATTCTAGACTCAAAATTAAATAACTGTTGAACAAAAGCTAGCGCTTTTTTACATAAACTTTTCCAACAGATCCATTTCTTTTTCTAATTCTTTTTCATCATACTTGTCATACTTACCAGCTTCGTGTGCAATTTTTTTAATCTCATGAATGGCTTTTTTTTCAACAATCCATTTCTTCATACTATGTTTTTTTGTATCCTCATCTAGCGAGCTCAACTCTTCTAAACTTGCATCCAATTTGTTCAAAACGTCTGCAATTTTTACTAATGCTTGCGCTTCTTTTTCTTCATAGTTTGACATAATAGACACCTCTTCTTAAGTATTTTTCTACTTTAAGTGTACGTCTCTGTCGTTTTATTTGCAACTAATAACTCAACTGCTTCTCAGTACGGAGGATAAGGGATTCGAACCCTTGCACGATGTTACTCGCCTAACGGTTTTCGAGACCGTCCCCTTCAGCCAAACTTGGGTAATCCTCCCTCTACATTCCATCTACAAATGAACATGTAATGAATCAAAAGATAAAAAGCCTAGACCTTTACACAACAAGGATTCTAGGCTCTATCTAANTAAATTATTTAGTTTCACGGTGTAATTTTTCTACAACACCATATTTAGACAGACTAGAACTCACAAGGGTTTGCGTAATATCATTTTAATTCAAATTAGCAAAATAGACTATAACAACAAGATAAAATCTACATCAAAAAATAAAAAAAGGCAAGCGAATAGACATGTAAAATATACCGAATAAATAAAAAATCCCTACCTCTCACAGTGAGAAGTAGGGATTTGCTTATTTCTTAATAATTCAATGTTTGACCAGGATAAATCAAGTTAGGATTTGCTAATCCGTTTAATGCAGCTAAGGCTTGATAANTAGTGCCGAGTTTGGCTGCAATACTNGATAAATTATCNCCGTATTGAACTGTGTAAACGTTGCTTACTGCTGATCCATTNACTTTCAAAACTTGNCCAGGNTAAATTAGATTTGGNTTAGCCAATCCATTTAATGCCGCCAACGTTTGATAATCTGTTCCGTATTGGTAAGCAATACTTGATAATGTTTCGCCGTATTGTACTACGTGTGTTGCTTCTGGTTGCTTATCAGGAACNGTTNCNGCATCTGGCAATAATTCAATATCGCCTTTGCTGATCCATGACAAGATACCTTCAAGCAATACTCTGCTCTCAGTTACTTCTTGNACTTTATAGCTGTTTCCTTTTACCCATTGCGGAATAGCTTCGCCAGTTGCCCAAGCATCAACACTAAATTTCACTTTAACAGTGTCGCCCACTTTAACATCGGAACTTGGCGTATTTTCTACTTCTTTACCTTCCTCAATAGCTGGTGTGTTTGTTGCTGGTTGGTTATTCTTTGTATAACCATTATCAGTAATACCTGTTAAATCAANGTTACCATCTAGCCCTCCTGCAACGTAGGTTGACGTGAACTGAAAAATACCGATATTTTCAAATGAAGGAAAATAATTGTAATTTGGATAAGGTGTCACTTCATAATCTGGATATTCTGCCATCCATAATTGATACTTCTTTGCAATTCGTGATAAATCATAAGATGAAGTAAGATACCCTTTGTATCCGTAAAGCATCGGTGTATATCCAGCCTCTTTGATATAGTCTAACGCCCATAGCGTTACATCCGTCGATTGAACGCCGTCTTCCGCATCTAAGGCGACAATTGATCCCTTTGGTGTTTGAACTTTAGGTAAAAAGTAATCTAATACTTGCTTTGCATTTTCGTAGGTAAGGACGTTTTGCCACCATACATACGTATGCGCTCGTTTACCTTGAGCAATCGTACTAGCTACTTGACTAGAATAAGTAACTTGATCATAAATCCCATAGTTGTTTTGCCCACCAATTTGTGAAATTGAGAATTTATCATGTGCATAACCAAATGTTGCTTGATACCCATTCCAAATAGACAAATCAACGCCTTGGTCTCCTTTTGCAGCAAATGTGCTAATTGGTGATACAAAAAATAAGACTACCAGTAACGTTGCCAATAGTTTCTTTTTCATTTATTTATCTCCTTTCCTATCTGATAATCCAGGTGTTGTGGGATCTGTCACAATACCTAGAATAGTTAGCACAACAAATAATGCATTAACAACATCTAACAGTTGCTTATTAATCATTTCAATTTGAAATTTATATCCAAAAGGAACTGCTACTACTTGAATTAATAATAGAACTGCTGGAATAATCGAAAGCCAAAATTGTTTGTTCTTTATTCTTGATTTCCAATTAATCATTTTTATTTCCTCCAATCCCTCTAAAGAGGGTTTTATTTTGCTCTTCCAATCGGCTAATGCGTATTTCATGGTTATTTAAACGTTCAACAGCTTCCTTTAGTTCTTTCATGCTATCTTCTAATTGAGAAAAGACATGATAAAATTTCATTAATGCGAAAATAATTCCNCCTAAGAATGTAATCACTGCTAACCATTGTTCTACTGTTAAGTTCATCCTGCACCTACTTTCTACTTACAAGAAAAACCGCTTAGCTTTCGCTAAACGGTTCTCCACAAATTTTTGTNTATTCTTCTTTTGTTAAGCAATTCATATTCACGTAATCTACTAAATCTTGTTTTGTATAACAATTCCAATCATACAACTGTTTAATATTATCGAAACCTGGAAAAGCATTCGTTTTCATCTTATTCCGCTCCTTTCGTAAGTTCAGCGACTTGTTTCATCAATTCGNCAGTCATTCTTTGTGTTTGTTGAATAACTTGATTCTGCTGAGAAACTTGCTTCATTAATTCCGCATTTTGCTTTTGTAAAAGTTCTAATTCCGTAGGTGGTGNTGGCTCTGGTTCTGGNACATTGTNAGGATCGTATATTAAGCTTGTNCCGTNCCAGCGATAATTANAGAAATCTGTTGGTTCTTTTTCTACTTCAATCTCCAATAAATCAGGTTGTTGGATTAACGAATAGCCCTCTAAAAATCCTTCTTTGTTTACAATCCAAATTTTCATGTTCTCTTTCCTCCTACCATTCATAAATTTCTATCAAGATTTTGAATTTGTTCGCAGCGTTACCATTCAAATCATTCCCTTTTATATTAGTATCTCTAACGTAAAGATACTTCACTCCTGTTTTTGTGCCATTGTAATTTGCTGTTGGAAAAACAATACCTGTTGCGCTATATTTTTTTACATGTCGTTTGTGTATAAATAAATATTGGAATTCTGTTTTTGTTGAAGCATCGTTTTCCGCATTTGTAAAAACTAGTAACCACCCATTTGCACACTCACTAAGTTTTTTCTTAGGTGTTACTGTTTGCGAACCATTCATAAACCAACCACCAGACCATAACTCATCTATTGTCGGTACCTTTAAATACGCTTTATCCGTATCTACTTTAGTTGGATACGATTCAAGCCCATCAATTGCGGCAGTATGTGTTTTAAGATAGACTGGTTTTCCTTTTTCTTTTAATTGAACAATATCTGTTGTCATTACACTTCTCCTACCTTTTCAAATGTAATTGCTGGCAATCCATCTAGCTTTGTTTTATCTTCTTTAGACATCAAGCCATTTTTCATTGAGGTTGCAACGTCTGTCGTTGTTGCATTTTGCCCTGCTGGACCTTGCGGACCAACGTCTCCTTTATCTCCTTTTGGACCTTGTGGACCTGGGTCTCCCTTTTCACCTTTCAATACTTCTGGTTTCCCTTCCACAGCATTCCAATGTGTTTGAGGAAATACCTGTGTTCCTCCTTGTTTTACTTTAACAATATCTGTCATTCAACTTCCCCTACTCTCTCAAACGTAATATCAGGTATTCTGTCAATGGCTTCTTGAACTTTTTGGTCAACATATTGTTGATTCACTCCGCCGCCATCGCCACCACCAGTTGCTGAAATAACACCATCTTCTGAAATAGAAATATTCGCTCCAGCAGTATAACCTTTCAACTCTTCCAGTTTCGATTTTAGTTCAGTGGTGAAATTTTGATCTGTTTGCTTTACCGCAGACAACGTTCCGTCTTCTGTAATTTCTAACAGTTGGCCAACCTTTATTCCGCCCAGTTCATCTGCGGTAGCGATTGGAAGAATGTACACGCCTCCCTCGCCATTTGACAACCGTTGAAACATTTCAGCAGTGATAATACCGTCTGTTTCTTCTGTCGCATAAGGAAGTTCTGTCAGAGCATTTTCTAAGCCTAGATCTGCTTTAGTGATAATTACTGCCCCAGTATATCCATTAACAGATAATACTTTTGATTGACCCGCAATAATTTTTTCTAATCCTCGAACAGCGGATGCATGTGTAATAGGATAAAACTGACGTTCCACGCCATTTTCATCGGTTTCCATCATTCGTTTTGCTTTAACCACTTATTTCACCCACTTTTTCAAACACATAAGCGTTCTGTTTTGTATCATCAACTGTTGCGATAACCAATGCCCCATCGATCGCAGGATAATCAACTGTTCCAACAATTTCTGTTTCATGATTCAGTGAAAAAGCATCATCTTGTAAAATAATCAAGTCACTTATTTCGCCATATTCTAACGTATATAAGCGTTTCTCTAATTTCTGATACAAATATTCCATATCTGCCAATAAACGTTCAGAAATTGAATTATGGCGCACTCCTTGAATGTCTACACGTGCATCCATTAGCTCGGCTAACATCGTACCGCCAGGATCAATCGTTTTTAAAATATCTTTGATTGATTCGAACCATGAAGTGAAATCTGTTTTTTGCGCATCTCGCCACGCTTCGAACTCTTCTTTTCTAGCATTCATCCAATCAGTAAAATCACCCTTATTTTCGTTGATAAAAGCGTTCATGTCCGCGATTAAATCTTCAATGGACTGCCAATAAGAACCCATTTCACCTTCTGTTTTCGAAGCAGCATTCACTACAAAGTAAGAAAAGTTTTGCGTTGCACCAATCAGGTTATCACCTTTATGAATACTGAAATATGCTTCTTGTCTGTGTAACGACTGCATAGAATATTCATCAAAGGTATACTGAATAATCCCTTTTTTGGCATTCACAATTTTTGCTGAACGTTGAATCGGATATTTATTATCAATAACCGATTCAAAAAAAACTTCGCAACCTGTTAAATCAAGTGGCAAAGCATTTTCAACTAGTATGGCTTCTAAGACTTCTGTGTTTCGATTTCCTTGTCGTACATTCTGAATCCCAATGTAATTGTAAGGTTCAGTTGTACTTAGCGTTGCTTGCCATTTAACCAT